CTGTTACAATACCATCTATTTGTGCAAATTGTACACCATTTAGTTTTATAACTTTAGCCGTTTTAGTTACGCTTACATCTCTAGTATAGTTTTCAATATCATTATCAATTGATTTAAAGAATTCTTGCTTTAAGTATTCGTTTCTAACACCTGGTAATTTTAGTGTACCATATTTATAAACTTTACCATTATCATTTCGTATAATAGTATTTGAGCTAGGTCTATCTACTCCACCTTTAGGTATATTATATGATACAATTTGACCAGATGAGTTTCTTCTAATCTCTCTCTCATCAGATACGTTACCTTTTAGAGCTTTGACTCTATCATCAGCAGTTTGTCCAATCTTTTTAGGAATGGCATTTCGTTTTGCGTTATCAATCGCCCTAGCTTTTGCTTTTTGTATGGATTTTTTATCTGCTGCCATTATCTCACCACTTTAAATACGTTCTTTCCAAAGTATTGTTGTTTTCCACCATTATCAACTCTGAATTCAAATTGATAGAATCTCTCAGGTTGTAAAGTATTGAACCAAAAGTCAAAATAGTTTCCGTTTGAATCACAACTTACTTTTGTAACTTTTGTATAAGTTGTATCATATGGTATCAATACTAAATTAGTTTCAACATCTCTTACTTGGTAATAAGTATTCTGTGGGAGATATTTAATTGTAGTATAAGGATTAGAATCCGAAAAACTTCTTTGTGGGTATCGCTCTCTACCAACTACTCTAACTCTGGCCTTTGAACTTTCTTTATATTCTGATAATAGGTTTTTTGGATAAACCACAATATCATCTGATGTTAATGCTGATAATGAACCTGTAGTGAATGATGCATCATTCCATCTTACTTCTAATGTAGGAACATATATTGTATGTGTTTCATTAGAAAAGAATTTAGATGAACCATATCGTATAGAACCACTTTCTTGTTGTACAGGTCTTTTAATTATAAACCCATTATTAGGTCTAGAACCATTTAACCAATCACCTACATACTCAGTAACATCTACATTTAAATCCTTTGTATATTTGTTAAATTTCTGTGATGATTTTGTATTGTTTATGGATGATGTGTACCAAGTACCACCACCAATATTTTTATAAAACGATGCTTCAGATATAGGTGGGGTTTTCAAAGAACCCGAATATACTATTTTAAAGTTATCAATAGAGCCTGTAGCTCTAGTACTACCCGTCGCAAAGTATGTATAGTTAAATCTATAATCACCACTTGTAGGTGGTGTAAATACAATTGACTGAGTTACAGATGATGTGTATGAACTCTTTAGACCTGAAATCTGAGATGGAGTCATCTTTATATCTTTTGGATTGAATACAGAAAATCCATATGATGGGTAATCACCCAACTTCAATTCATTAGTAATTGTATATTGTAGTGAGGAGTCTAAGTATTTTTTGTACTCAGCAGTTGCCCCACCAGTATTATCTGATTGGAAGAATAGTTGAGAACTTGATACAAATTGTTTAGGTTTAATCCCATTTGTATTTTTAATTACGTTCCGTTGTCTAAACAACCCCTCATTTACGGCAAACGTTTCTCTTACTATTGTATTACCCGCACGCTCAGTAACATACACTTCATCAAATGTTCCTGTTGTAGATGATGATGTACCATCATTATCAAAGAATGTAAATCTTAGATTATACTGACCTGATGATTGTGCCGTTATCATAAATGATTGTGTTGATGGTGTAGTAATATTACCAACCATATTTGCATAAGAATCTTCGTTTTGAATTAACCCAGCTGGGTTTTCAATTCTAAATTGAACATCTGTAAAATCTTTAGGGTCTATTTGAAATTGTACTTTATAATTTAAACTGTTTTCTAATTCCAATGGGAATACTAAAGTAGTACCAGCAAAATTAGATGCAGATATAACTAATTGTTCATCCTTAACAAACATAAATGGTGCATTACCATTTATATCGTTTATAGATTCTGTTAAGAATGTAGAACCAGTACCTGTTGTGAATGTCTGAGATAATACTAATCCTTCAGTTGGGATTTCAATTTTTTGGAATCCATTGAATATACTTGATGAGGTAGAGTTCCAAGCATTTACACCATCTCTTAACTTCCAACTACACCCATCGGTTACAATAGGTGTCCAATTATATTTACCACTTCCTTCAGACCAACTTTGAGATACTGGGAATACATCTAGTTCGTACTCTGATTTAACTTCTGTTTCATCGACTGATGTTAAATTAAGATAGTACTTTATATTATTGCTAATACTACCATCTACGATAGATTGTGATATATCACTCAATTGGAACTGAGTCAATACTCTACTATTACCCACCCATATACTATCGCTATCTTCATCAAAGAATTTGGTAATTTCTAATATTTCATCTTTACCTGAATTCTGAATGTTACGATTGTTTTGTTCGTATATTGTAGTATCTTTTTGTCCGTATATTCTATAAATCATATTATTCTCCTTAGAAAGATTGAGTTACAACCTTACCCATTATATCTACATTAGGATATTTAACTTCAAATATAGATGGGTCTTTAGGTGGATATATAATACCCAATCTAGTAGCAACACTTAAATCATATTTGTTTTCTGAGTAGTTTCCATTGTATCTATTCATAATTTTTAAACCACCCTCACCATCAGAATCTGGTCTTGGTACTGTTTGAACTCCATCTACTTTATCTAATAAAATATATACTTGTGATACATTAATTGGTTGGTTAATTTTCCAATTATTAATATTAAAGTAATCTTTCAACGCCTGAATACATCTTAGAAGAACTTCATTGGAATTGTAATCAGGTAATACTACGATATCAAATCTAATAGCAATATTAACAATATATGCATCCTTAATATTAACTGCATCTGTTAAGATTCTATAGTATGCTAAATAATTTTTTAAGTTATTCTTAGTTGCTGGATTTAGTTTGGTTACTTTTTTATCTTTATCATAACCTAATGTGTATAAGTTAAGAGCTAATGGATTCGGTGATTCCGTTTCAATTATCTTTGGTATTGGGTCTCCTGGTAATATGGCATGAGGTGAGAAACTTCCATTACCTTTTGTTTCTATTTGATAATCTTGTGCTAAATAAGCTTTAGCAACTGAACCAAATTGTGGTGGTAATGCGTAACATCTCATAATATAATCTTCTCTACTTACAGTTCTATTCTGAGCTGCAAAATATCCCATTGCGTTATTACGAATCTCATCATCAGTTTCTTTACTTCTACCACCAACTGCTGGTTCTGGATTTGTAACTGCTAATGAGTTTTGTACAAATCTAAGAGTTTCTTGGTTTAGAAGGGCAGTGTTATCGTTTTCATATATTCTACTAATAACTTGAATTAAATCTTTTGCAGGTACATTATCTTCAACACCATTACCAACTAAATACTCAACATCTAATGTTGTATTCGATGGAGCAACCCCATATGTTTTTGTGTATAAGAAGTTAGATGGGTCTAACCCTTGGTCTAATCTTCCTGTGTTTTGGTATAGTGCCGAACCAACGTTATCAGGATTAGGAATTATTTCTTCATCAGCATTTGCCGATACACCTGCTCCGAATTGAACCACTAAATCTTTTTCAGTTTCAAACTTTGTAATAAATCTTTTAGGTACTCTTTGTAAGTTTAACAACTTAGGAGTCTCTCCACTATATGGTTGTAAGTTAGTAGAATTATCTTCGTTGTTTTCTACTTGTTCAAACACAGTATCTTGAGCAAGATATGGAACTTCAGTCCAACTATCTCCATCATCATCCATTACGGATTTTATTTTAATAATATTAGCATCAGAGATTCGTATCTTATCATATATCTTAGGTGATGTAAATACATATTGTTGTTTTTTTACTTTACCACTTGATGCTTTGACTGATTTTCTTAAAAGATAGTAAATAGGTTCATTTGTATTCTCATCAATTTGATACACCGATACATCAGTAGGATTGAATGATGATGATGCTGCAAAATTTATATCGAAGTTTGTTGAGAACTCTACATCTTTATTTGAATCGGATTGAATTATCATTCCACTTTTAATCTTTAATGCATAATCATAATCAGGTCGTACTTCATCAGCCGAACCCTTTGCTGGTAATATTTGGAATACATCTAAATCAACTGATGCTGGAACTACGTTCTTTGGTTTGTACCCATATACAGCTGCTAGATTAAAAAGGTTTGCCTTTTCCTCAGCGTTAGATAATAATGATTCTCTTAATTGAGTATCTGTATAAAATGATAATACATCACCAACATACGATGCCATTTCTATAAACATCATACCCGGTGAGGATTCGTTAAAATCATTAAAAGTATTTGGGAAGTATGTTTTAGAAAAATCAATTAAGTTTTTTCTTAACTCTCCGAAATCCTTTCCAATAAGTTTAACATCCTTTTGGACTAGTTCTGATTTGTTTGATTTTGCCATAAGTTCCTATTCTATAGTTGCAGACCCAGCTGAATCTACTAATAAATTTATTCTTTGGTTAGCACCCTGTTCTGTAACTCTAAAGTTTAAGGTGATACCAACGTGATTTCTATCTTCATCAGGCGTAACGTTAACTTCATCAATAATTATGTAAGGTAGCCAGAAATTTACATCTACTAATATACCATCTTCTAATTTTTGTTTTAAATCTAAAGTTATTGGTTCAAATAACAATGCATAAATTTGAGAACCGAATGTTGGTTGAAATACTCTTTCACCTTTTCTAGTCAATAGTAGATTTTTTAAATTAGATATTGCCTGTTCTTCAGTTGAATATGAAAGTGAAAATAAACCATTTTCCTTAGAGAATGGTAATTTAATTCCAACTGCAACATCTTTTTCAAAATCTATTGGATTATAGAAATATTCTTTTCTCTCCTTAGCCATTTGTTATTTTCCCTTTTTCTTATCAATCGCTTTCATCAA